ATGAGGCGTGGGGCTGAAATGGATCAAGCTATTGGAGAGCATGAACAAACTCGGGAAGAAATTTTAAGAGAAGAGGTACTTAAATGACCGATACTTCTTTAGGATTATCAGATCAAGAATTTTTAGAAAAAAATCCAGCTGACTTTTTCTCTGAAGAAGTTACAGAAGAACCATCAGCTGAAGAAAAATTAGATATAAAAGAAGAATCATCAGATCAAACTGATGAAACTGAAACAACCTCTGATACTGACATATCAGAGAGTAGTGAAGCACAGGAGCAAACTGAAGTAGAGACTGTTGACGAAGAAGTAAGCCAACCAACGGGGGATACCCCAGCGGAGCATGAACCTTTTAAAGATGGTGACACTACAGAATCTCTTGATACTAGTGATTTAGACTCAACTGAAACAGAAGGGGATACCCAGGAAACTACCGAGTTTGATTACAAAAGTGCTTTTGAAAAGGTAACTAGTCCTTTCAAAGCCAATGGCGTTGACATGCAGGTTACAAAGCCCGAGGACATTATTCGTTTAATGCAAATGGGTGCTAATTATCAAAAGAAAATGAGCCAGTTAAAGCCCAATCTTAAGATAATTAAAATGCTAGAAAACAATGAACTCCTTGATGAGGCAAAGTTAAATAACTTAATTGATCTAGCTAAAAAAGACCCTAAAGCCATCGCTACGCTAATTAAAGAAAGTGACTTAGATCCTTTAGAGATCGACAAAGATGCACCTACGGATTACGAACCGACTAACTACTCTATTACCGATAAAGAGTACAATTTGGATCGTATTTTAGATGAGATCAAAGAAACCCCCACATTCAATAAGACTATTGAGGTTATGACTAAGATTTGGGATATGGAAAGTAGAAGTGTTATTTCTGACCAACCTGAGATTATCACAATTCTTAATGCTCATATTGCAAATGGTGTTTATGATCAAGTTAATGCACGGCTTCAACAAGATAGGGCATTAGGTAAATTAGCTAATATTCCTGATGTTGAAGCGTACAGACAAACTGCTGAATTTATGCATAAAAATAAAATGTTTAAAAATCAGTCATCTGAAGCTCCTAGTGCATCAAAAGTATCAAGTAAACCTGATGAAAAGGCTACTGAAGATCGTAATAAAAAACGAAAAGCAGTAGCCCCCGTAAAGCAAACGACTGTTAAAAAATCTCCTTCTAATGACGACTTTTTAGGTCTGTCCGATGAGGAATTTATGAAGAAGTATGCTGTACGGTAGTTATCATTATTAACTAGGACAAGATTATGGCTAACGAAAATATGTATAACTCCCCTTCTAGTACTGCTAGTGGGACTGCGTCAGATATAGGCGCACAAGCAAGAACTGATTATTATTTTAAGAAAGCCCTGATTGCTGTTCGGGATCGTATGTATTTCATGCCTTTGGCTGATGTACGTGCTATGCCTAAACATATGGGTAAAAAAATTAAGCAAGATGTATATGTTCCATTGCTTGATGTTTTGAATACAGGTGACCAAGGACTAGATGCAGCAGGTACGGCTTTAACTGCTGGTACATGGTCTGCGTGGAATGCTGCTGGTGTTCTACAAACTTCTTCTGCCGCTGATAGAGCTGCTGCTCGAACTGCAGCTGGTGTTGATGGCGAAGTAGCTCTAAATGACCAGAATCTTTACGGCTCTTCCAAAGATACTGGTACTATTAAATCTAAAATCCCGACTCTCCGTGAAAACGGTGGTCGAGTTAACCGTGTTGGATTCACCCGTACGCAAATTGAAGGTGAATTGCTTAAACGTGGTTTCTTTACAGAGTACACTCAGGAATCAATGGATTTCGATTCTGATTCAGATTTGTTAATGCATATTACTGAGGAAGCTCTTGTTGGTGCTAATGAGTTGACTGAAGCAGAGCTTCAGGCAGATCTTATTACTAATGCAACTGCTAATGGTACAGCTTATTATTGTTCAGCTACTCCTGCCGTAACGACAGGTAGTAAATTGGACGTTGATGAAGTTGTTACTTATAGAGATTTAATGAATCTTTCTATTGCTTTGGACGATAATAAAACTCCTAAGCAAACAAAGATTATTAGTGGTTCTCGTATGGTTGATACGAAGACTGTTAATGGCGGTCGTGTTATGTATGTAGGTTCTGAATTGATTCCAGTTCTCCGAGCTATGACAGACTTGCATAGCCAACCTGCATTTGTTTCTGTTGAGAAATATGCAGATGCTAGCAATATCATGAATGGTGAGATTGGTTCTGTTGATCAATTCCGAATCGTTGTTGTTCCAGAAATGCAGTTTACTGAAAACGGTGGTGCTTCTGCTGCTGATACAGCAGGTACTGGTGATAATGGTGCAGACATCTATCCAATGCTAGTTGTTGGTGATGGTGCTTTCACTACTATCGGTTTTCAAACTGATGGAAAGAGCGTTAAATTTACCATCAATCATAAGAAGCCTGGTAAAGAAATAGCTTCTTTGGATGATCCGTATGGTGAAGTAGGGTTCTACTCTATCAAATGGTACTATGGTTTTATGGCACTTCGCCCAGAACGTCTAGGAATTATCTGGACTGCCTTGGCAGCTGTATAACCAATAAAATATTCCGACCTTTCCAGACCCGTAAGGGTCTGGAAAGGGAGGGATTTTAGATAAGGAATTAGACTATGTCTATTATAGGTAAAGCGGCAAAACATCTAGTAAAGAAAACAAAAGCTAAGAAAAAACCTAATAAGAAAACTAGAATAAAGAGAGCTAAAGCAAAAGCAAGATCTCGCTATAATCAAGACATGGACAAAGAATACAGGTATGAACGAGACAAATATAAATGGGGTAAAATGCCATTTTAAAGGAGTATAGTTATGTCTGTTATAGGTAAAGCAGCTAAGCATTTAATGAAAAAGAAAAGTCGTAGCTACACTAAGAAAAAAGCTAGTAAGAAAACTAGAGTAGCTCGAAATAAAGCAAAAAAGCATAAAGATTGGGAACATGACTTAGCTTCAGAAGAATTTGCTTATAAAAATCCAGGACAACGAATACCCAGTAAGAAAGCACTTATAGGCAAAAAACCACCTAGTAAACGAGTAGATCCAAAAAGAAAAAAGAAACATGAAATAGATCTACCATAATATAGGAGTACAGTTATGCCAGTATGGGCAGTAATACCTAAATTTAGTAAGCTTGTATCTGCTGCAATGAAAAAAGCAGGAGGTACTCCTGCAGCAAGACAGAAAGTTATAAAAGAAAACCCTAGCTGGTTTAAATATATGCCTGGAAAGGCTGGAAAAAAAGCAGGTAGTACACCAGCTAAAGCTAAACCTAAAGCGACAACAGCTAAAAAGGGAAAAGGTGGTTTTAGTGAAGTACAGTTAGAAAAATACAGAGACATGTATAGAAACAGAAAGAATGATAAAAGATGGGATCGCTTATCCCCAGATATTAAAAACAAGCTATTAAAATAGGAGGAACTATGGAAGATGTGAAGTTAACACCAATTGATCAAATGACTCAGGACGAACTCAAACAAGAGTTAAAAGAGTATGGAGTTGTGTTTCACCATAAAACAGGTCAAGCTAAATTAGCGGAATTACTAGCTGATGTTAGAAAAAATCCTGAAAGCATGGTACAGGATTTTGATAATGAAGACGTAGCTACAGATCGCCCATATGAAGGCGGTAATCCTAATGCAAGTGAAGCTGCTATAGCTGCAGCTACTAAAGCAATGAAACGAACTGGAGAACAAGAAGCATTAAAATTAGTTCGTATTGTAGTTACTCCTAATGATCCACTTATGAGTAGTTACCCTGGCCTTATATTTACAGTAGGAGCTTCTGGCCTTAATAACGGAAGAATGATTAAGAAATTTGTTCCATTTAATAACGAAGAAGGCTGGCATGTTCCTAATATTATTTATAATCAGATAAAACATGCTGAGATGCAAAAGTTTAAAACTGTTACTCGTCCTAATGGTGAGAAAGTATTAGAGCCTTACATTACTCAAAAATTTAACGTACGAGTATTGGATCCCCTTACTAAAGAAGAATTGGAAAGACTAGCTGCCGCTCAAGCAGCTAATCCAGCATTCCATACGGGAGATAACTAATGGCTATTACTATTGCTGATTTAACTGCTGGAGTTGCTACTGATGCTAATAACGTAGTAACAGGTACAGGTGTATTTGATGATCTAATGGAAACAGTAAATGCACATATGGCCGCTCAATTTAATTTAGGTCGTATTACTGGCAGTGACTACGCAACAGTGTATTTGACCGCTATGCAAGCAGCTGTTCAGCAAGCTGTAGCTTATGTAATAGGGATGCAAAAAGGCAATGCTGAAGAATCCCTACTTTTCCAAAAAGAAGTTACGGAATTTGCTCAAACTGAACAAAGTACTAAAACTGCCCCAACAACTACTTCTGTAGCAGGGAGAGCAAATAACTTGTCTACTGAACAAGCTAAAGGGTTTAAATGGAATGCCGATCAGAAATACCTTAAAACTCTATTAGACGCTTGGAGCGTAAATGTCTCAACTGCTGGTGTTGCCTCTACAGGTGTAGTTGCTCTTAATACAACTGGAACAGGTAATATTAATACGCAAATAACTAACGCAGAACCTACAGGATAATAGCAATGGGGTTTATTGCTAATATTTTTACCGCTATTGTTGATGTTGTTGTAGCGATAGTTGAAGCAGTTGTACAAGTAGTTGAGATGGTTGTGCAGTTAATTATGGTATTACTTGGGTGGGATGGGGGTTCCACCCAAATAATTGAGTATTACGAAGTTCAGAATATCCCCTTGTTTGATGATGTAGATAAGAAAAATCCCACCGCCTCCGCTATTCTTCAAAGTATCCTGGCAGATAAAGACTTAGTTAGTAGTCTTATTTATCATCTTGCGTTTCGTAGCCTTAAAGGAAACGTTAAAGAATTTATGGATTTTATTGACAATGGGAACTATTTTGAAAACTTTCCCGCAATAGAATCATATATTTTAACTATAGATTATGATGAAGTAACTGATGTATTAAATACTATTAATGGTGTCCCTTGTACAATTGAAAATGCGTATTTAAGAGCTTTATCAAAATCTGATTGGGTTAAGTCTTGGTTACAAGATAATAAAGGATATGATGTAGGTCTTAATCGACTGGGTACCGAATATCGAGAAGTAACTACCACGCCTAGTATTCCTGCTGCGGATACTGTTAATGTCACGCCATCAGTAAATCATTTTCAAATAGATATAACTAGTGAAATGGCTACGTCAGACGATGTCTTAGTTGATATGCGGTGGTATGTTAATTTAAATACTATTGTGTATAATTCAGGCACAGACGACTATACTGTTGAAGCTTATAATGACGCTGGTGTAACAATAACCCTCCCTTATACTGTTCCATCACGACCGGGACAAGTTCATTATGTTGTAACTTATTATAGAGATGTGGATCCAAGTAGAATCTATCTATTTATTTATCAAGCAGGATCTGGAACATATACAGATTTAGATACAATAGAGGATCCTATTGATATAGATGGCAGTACGCTTGAAGTTCTTCCCGCAGTTCCTTTAAGAATAAGTAATTCTAACTACACTACATTTGGGGCAACTAAACAAGCAGCAATAGAAGATATATTAAAAATAATACATCTAGATGCAGCGGAAGTTCTAGACTCTATTTTAACTGACCCTGGAGTAGCAAGTAATCTAGGGGATATAGATAATATTTATGTAAATTTCGGTGTAAGAATGTGGGATACATCTCAAGCAGGTATGTCCTATTTATACAGAATGTTTGAGAATTTATACCCAGCCCAAGGCACCACACAAGGAGATTATGATAATTCTCCAGCAGGGGATGATAAACCGCAGAATAATATCCTTACTTCGACAGATGACAACGAATATGCATTTCAGTTTAGCTATATTACCTATACACATACCCCATTAATCGATATTGATGCTGATACTGGGAGTGTCGAAAATGGTATCTACTATTCAGATATGTCTAAATTTGGGGATGATGGACTATTAAAATATAACTACTATAGTTCCTCTGGTAAAGGGACGTATAACGTAGGGTATAAAGCGGATAATTTAGATGAAGTACAGGATTTCTTAGATGGGAATGGGGTACCTAATCCTGGTACTACGTCTGGGGAAGCAACTAATTGGTTACAAGTAACTGAAAGAATGAGCTATAACAATCCTTCTCCTGTATTACAGGAATCTGATGGAAGTACTAGCTCATTAATATATCTAACTCCTGACGCAGTTTATGAAAATAATGGATCTGGTGTATTACGCTTAGTTCAGCAAGCTTCAGAAGAAACAACTATAGGACAATCAATAACTTACTATTGCATTAAACCATCAGGATTAGATGCATATACAGTTGCCCAGCCAATAGGTGCTTTAAAAGTTATTGATGGAGATACTGGTAAATTTAAAATGGTTAAATTTAACCTTGGGGCTCAACAGGATCTCATGGTTCCATTTATTCATACATTTATTAAGGATCTATCTCATGCCGAAGTTAGTAAATTATTTTTAGCAGGATGTCATGTATCTATCTATATAGCTCATTATGAAGTAATAGTCCACGCAGGCATGAGTTTTCTTACGGCCTTAGTAATGATTGTAGTTATTGTAGTTATAGTCGTAATTGCTTGGCCAACAATTAAAGCGGGTTTTGCAGCTATGAAGGCGGGTATAGCAAAATTAACATCAGCTGCACTAGCAGGAAACTTTTTAAGCGTAGCATGGACTATGTTTTTAGAAGCTATCCCTAGTATGCTTATAAAATTTGCTGCTCAGTATGTAATTCAGCTAGCAATTGAGGAGATAGCTAAGGATAACCCAGAATTAGCCATGATTCTTAATATCGTAGCCTCAGTAGCTATATCTATGTGGGATCCTGGCGTAACATTTGGGCCAACAGGTGCTCCTATAGGTACTTATGGGCATACAGGAGGAGCGACACTTGGAGCAGGAGGTGGTAGTTTAACTACGCCTTCACCTAGCACATCATGGAGTTTTAGATCTACGGGAATGAAATTTAAAAGTCTATCTTCTTTGACTTTTTTAGATTTAGCTGAAATAGCTACAAAATTTGTAACAGGTATAGGAAGTTTAGAATCTATGGCTGTAGGAGCTCTAGCTGAGACTTTAGCAGCAGATACCGCAGCATGGGGCGTAGAAAGAGCAAGTAAGTTACAGGAAATCAATGAAATGGAGAATTGGTTGGATAGTCGTAAAGCAGTGAATCTAGCACCAGTACTAACTGCACAATGGAGAGTAGGAGGAGGACGATCTAATAATGGATTACCAGAAGGTATATCGGCTCCTGTGTATCTTGATGCTTGTATAGGAGCATATGTTCCTATGCGTATTGATTCTACTTTTATGTATCCTTGGGATCATGATCCTTATGATTACGCATAAATAGGTAATGACAATTTATTTAAATAACGGTATTATTAGGGTAATAAAGATAGGAGTTTGATATGGCAGAAAATAATATTCCTTTATGGCAACAATATATTAATCAATATGCCCGTAGAGCAAGTAGACCTACATGGGGCAGACCGCAACAACCTCCTGGGTGGGAATATCTAGCTAATCCACAACAATCAATGCCCGCAGTGATACCCACAGATTCAGCAGGTTCATATAGTTGGGCAGATCAGAACGCTTATTCTGTAAATCCACAAACAAAAGAAAGGTATTTACCTGGGTGGAAAGCGAATCCCTATAGTGCTACTGGTGGTGTGGATGCAAGAATGCCTAGCTACTATGCAATGTCAGAAGGCGTAGTTCCAGATGATTGGAATTTCGGTGGTGGTAGTGGTCGTGATAGATGGAAAAGTCTAGCAAGGCTTAGTGGAAATCAAAATTTTCTTAACCTACCCACAGCAAATGAGCTAGCACAAACATACGGTAGTGCTAATATTGGTGGTAGTAGTTGGTTTGATACGGATACTGGTACTGGTACTGGTACTGGTACAACTAAGGATGAAGATGATCCAGATTTGTATGATCCATTTGATGTAGGTGAACCTTCAGTAGACCAGATGAGATCATCCGCTACAGGATTAATTGATCCCTCTAAGTATGGATCAGATTCAATATGGAGCGGGATTAAAGAGTGGACAGGCAAGAATCCAATGAAAGCTGCAGGTATTGGTTTAGATTTATGGAAACAAATAAACCAAAATAGAGCTTTGTCACAAAATAAAGCATATATGGATGATGTACGAAAAGCCATGGCATTTGATCAAGCTGATGTAAATAGACGTTGGGATCTAACTATGAAAGACTACAATAGACGAGTAGCTTTAGATGATAAATTCTTAGAGTCTCAAAAATTACCTACAGCAGTTTAAAGGAGTTATTATGAGAGAACACATGTTAAATGCTTTACGAGCCTACTACACAGGGCATATTGAAAAGCATAAAATGAACATTGAAAATCTTATAACGAATAATGTAGGTGTTGCAGAACACCCAGACCATATTGAAACTATATCGAAAGAAGTGGAATCCTTGGCTAAATACGATGAAATGCTACATATGGTAGATAAGTATTTTAGTCCAGAATAAGGAGCTATCATGGCAAGAACTAACTTACCAGGGAATATTTTAAAAAGCCTTAATACCAGATTATTAGGCAATTTAAAAAGTGGAGTTGATACTAATATCGACTTAATGCAGGGTCAAGCTAATCTAGCTGAGCAGGGAGTTCAACGATATGCAGATATCTCTGCACAGGATTTTCTTTCAGATATAGAAGCTGTTAATACGGGTGATCCTACACAGGATCTTTTAGCGAGAAATCAGTTAGTTCAACAAATGAAAGCAGACCCTGGTTTAATTGATATGGGTAAAGTTAATGTAGGACTGAGAAATATTCGAAAACAAGCTCCTATTGATTATTTAAAAGGTCAAGAGGCACAAAAAGCATTTAAAACGCAACATGATATTGACTGGGATACAAAGCACATGCGTGATCTTCCTAATCAATTTTTAGATGACGGTTCCGTAAATCCTGCTTTTCAAACAAGCTTAGAAAGTAATATTGCCGAAGCTAGAAGAAACAATATTGCTATTCCTCAAGAAAAAGCTCTGTATCGAAGTATATTCGATAATGATCCCTTTACACTATCAGCAGATACGACTACTACGTTAGAGAATCTATCAAAAGGTGGTGCAAAAGCATTTACTAAATCAGCACAAGCAGGTGTGATTAATAAAATAGCCGATAACATGGCTAAAAAATATCCTGGAATAACAGACAGGTCTGTATTCAAAACTAGAGCAGGTACTTTACTAGCTAATTCTAAATACGGTCAAAATTTTACATTAGGAATTGCAGATGAAGCTACTGATACAATTGATACGCTTGCAATAGAACGAATGCAAAGTGATATAAGTAACGCTGCTCAGAATTATGGTAAAGGAACGGGAGAAGTCCTTGCTCAAAATAATAAAGTATATAGAGATAGTGTTAATGCTTTAATTACTTTTATGAATAAAAATAATATTGGAAGCGATCATCCAAACGCAAAAAATCTACAAGCTCCAATATTAAGAGCACTACAACGAGACGGCCTATCTTTAGACAGTGTTGTTAAAAACAATACTAGTTGGTTAGCAGAATTAAATAGTGGTGCAATTAAAGTTAGTACTGCACAAAGCATAAAAGGGGCAATACGTAGACACTACCAAAATCTATATCCTGAACTTACAGATGGTATTTTTGATCAGCACTACGACAAACTCAAAAATAACGCAGGAAGTGGTATATCAGCAGCTATTACACAAGGAGCTGCGAATGCTGCAGCTAGGGCAAAGACTATTGCCATAGATATGAAGAACAAAGAGGAATTCTGGTCAAGAGCGAACAGAGATGCAAATGCAATGGAGTATGAAACTGTTGAGGGTCATATTACTAGATCGTTAATGGAACAACTTAAAAGCGACTATAAAGATGAAGACTTTGACCCAGGTACTGGGATGGAACTTCAGGAATCAATAAGAAGGACTAAAAATCTATATGATTATGCTATAGGTCGAAAACTTCCTGAAAGCGGCCCCGAAAGGGATGCTTATAATTTAGCTCTTAAACGAACAATGCTAAATAGTGTTACTTGGGACACAAAATTCACAGTCGGAGGATATACTGTAGTAAAAGCTGATTTCGGAATGGTAGGCGCCCCAGGGAATATAAGTCCTGAATGGTGGGATAATTTTCCAAATAAAGTAGATCTGTATAATAGATTTAAAGAGAATATTATACCTGCTAACGCTCTTAGAAAAGCTGAGAAAAATGAAAGAAAACTTAAAGAAGGATCTAAAAGCCTAATAACGGCAACCAATGACGCTCTTAAAAGTGTTAAATCACAAACACCACAAATATCAAAGTCTAGGGTTAGTTCTACTTATTCACAAGGTCTTGATCCACTATATCAATTTTCACAAGGAGGAGTAGGAAATCGTTATCAACCATCTACTACTGGTCAACCAATTCCAAGTCAGAATACAGGAGGAACTCCGACTGCAAATCCAAACGTTGTAGAATTAGACAATGGAACCTTTCAGGTAACTTTACCTAATGGTAAGACGGAAATAATAAGTAGAGAAAAAATGGCAGCCTACACTCTAATGGGTAGGCAATAATCTACTAATCTAGATATGAATAACTCAGAAATATGGCACTTAAAGAAGAGCTACATAACGCAGACATTGTTCAAGCGTTAACTAATGGCGCAACTCCACCAAAACCTTCCGCAAGAGACTCCCTTTTACAGACTAAAGCCGCTAGTTTAGCTAATGTACTAAATGCTAAACGCAATAGTGTCCATAATCTTAAAGCTACTAGATTAGCACAGGTTATAAATCACAAATATGGTATGGGTGGGGCAACTCCCAATGTAGTCGGTACTAACAGTGATACTTTATCTACAGGTGAATTTGGTAATGTTACGTTTTCTGATAAAGTAAATCCAGACCCTGTAGTTACAGATGTAACAGCTGACCCTCTTACTACTCCTAAATCTTTTACAGAAGAAAATGAGATTTTTACGGCTATAGATGGAGCTGCTGAAGAATTTGGACTTCCTAAAGCATTATTTCGTTCGTTAGTTTTTGAAGAATCAGGCAATAAACAAACTGCTAAATCTCCAACCAATGTTAGAGGTATAGCTCAAGTAACACAACAAACCATGGAAGAAATGTTACCTGGTGGCGATGTAAATAATGCCGCTCATCAGTTGTATGCTGGAGCTAAGTACTTATCTAAGCATGTTAATAGATGGAAACTTAAAGGATTTGACGAACGACAAGCTCAACAGTTAGCTGCTGCATCATATAATACTGGTTTTAGTCGTGTGCTGGAAGCTATTAAAGCAACTAAAAAAACTCATCCTACAATGCAAGAAATAGAAACTGCTGGTATTGCTCTATTTAAACAACGACCATTTAAAGGTGGAGTTAAAGAAGGCCCTGGTGGAAAAAAAGTAGCTACCAAAAAACGTAAAGATCTTGATAGTTTTAAAGAAGGTATGGGGCATTGGAAAAAAATTCATTACAAAGATGGTGTATTACAAGATTTTACTAAACCTACTCCTCAAACACCGTTTGTTACAAAAATGCCAGAAGCAGTTGAGGAGACGTCCAAGCCAGTATCTAGTCAAACACATAAACCAGAAGACAAACCAACACCTCCTCCTATTAAAACAATTGATCCATCTGTTGATATTAGTGCTCCTGGTGGTATTGCAAAGGCTGTACAAGAAGCTCCTCCTGCTGATGTAGATTTACGAGATACTGGGGCAGATCGTAGAAAAGCTGAAAGACTACAAGCACAAAGAAGAGAATTTAAACGAATAGATGAACTTAGAAAAATTACTAATAAGGCAGATAAAGAAGAAGTTGTTTTAACACCTACTCACAAATTACCTCATCTTAAAGAGCACAAGCCTCCTACACCTATTACTAAACCTCCTAGTGTTGATATAGATAGAAGAGATCCAGGTAAAGACCGTGCAAGAGCAGAAAAACTGCAAGCAGAACAACGAAAATTTAAAAGAATAGATCAAGAACTAAGTAGCCGTAAAAAACAAAAGAAGTTTAGTGTGGATAGTCTTAGTGGTTATGGAGATTTTGCAACTGGACGTCAGGATCTTTCCGCAAATCAGTATTTAAATTCTGGTCTTGATACCATTATGGACAATGTCCAGACCAATAAAAAAATTATAGAAGATAAACATGATTCTGCTTATTTTGATAACAAACGTAAACAAGCTCTTACAAAGAGAGCAGAAATTATTTCTGATCCTAAAGGAACTTATCAACAACCTGCTGTTACTCCTGAAGTTCCAGAAACGGTACCAGAAGTAACACCAGAAGCAGTTCCGCAAATAGATGTTCCAGAGCCAGATATTTATAGTCCTCGATCTGTACCAAAAACAGTTAGTGAAAATATTTATAGTCCTGCTACTCCTCGCCCTGCTGAGGCTAAAACTTATGAGGATTTATACAGTTCTTACAAAACTCCTAATGAAGCACTGATTAAAGAAATTTATAAACTACCAGATTTTACTCCATCATCTCCAATAGTATCTGTAAATCGTAACTTAGTAGAATTACAAGATGGAACATATCGTCTACTTACACAAGACGGTACATGGATGCCTTTTAGCGATAAAATCGAAGCTCAAGTATTCATGGCTTATGATATTGCAAACTATCAAGCTAATCTTTTGGATCATCCTGAAGAAACATCAGTATCAGGAATGTACAATAAATTAGTAGGAGGTTTAGTTGATCCTGTTGAAACTATATTTCAAGGATTTGTAGGAGCTACAACTTTAACAGAACATATTAATGATCATAATAATAGACTTAAAGCTGGAAGTTTTCTGTCGTCTATTACACATGATCCTAATGATGAAATTACTCAGCAAGACAAATTAAACTATTTAGCAATTCAAGAAAATAAAGGACTATCAGCTGAGTTGCAGGCATTTAAGGATAGTGAAAAGTATCAAGTAATTGCTACTTTAGATAAGGATGCGAAAGAAAACCAAGACCAACAAGCTAAGCTTAAAGAATTCTCTAAAATATGGCATGAAGCACATCCATATAATAGAAAATATATTGAAAGTGCTACTACAGCAATGCGTGTAATTGCTAAAGAGCATGGCAATGCGGCAGCAGCTTTAGAGCTATTTAAAGAATACAAAGGTACTCTTGCCCTACAAGGTCTTGATAGTTTTGGATATACGGTAGCATTAGTATATGGAAATATACCTGTCCAACTTGGGCTACTTACTGGCTTAGCTAGAGGCAGAACTAAGGCTAATATTGAGCAGTATGTTGCCGAGCATGGTGAAAAGGCATTAACACCTGAAATACTTACGGATATTAAAATATTTTCTACTTTACAAGAAGTATCTGAAAAAGTAAGTGCAGGTATAGTTGTAAAACAACTTAAATTAATCCCAGGATTAGGTGGTGCTGGTTTATGGGGCACACAGATAACGAATGGTGTATTGGCAACTATACATCCTACTGTACGTACGTTAGGTAAAGTAGTATGGGCTCCTCCTAAAATGTTTGGTGCTGAGTTTGTACAAGGAACAACTAATTCAATGCTGGAACAAGCGGCATTACAGAAAAAAGTTGATATTGGTAAAGCAGCAGTTGAAGGAGGAATTCCAGAAGGATTTGCAGTTGGTACTATGGCACCAGCAATGGCAGTTGGAGGAACAGCCAAAGAGGTAACTAAAAAAGTTGCTAAAAAAGCATGGGATCCTTCTGGAAAGAAAGCAGCAGCTAAAACAGACAAAGCAACTAAACAAAAAATTGAAAATGAAATAAAGAGCACTCAAGAAAAAATAGAAAAAATTAAAAAGATGCAAGAAGCACCTTCTAATTTAAAATCTAAATTAGACGCTCTTACTGAACAATTAACTGATTTACAAGATGCTTATGATGAAATACCCAATCTACACGGTAAAACTTTAAGTTTACCTGGTCGACCTGGAAAACTGGAAACTACTAATACCTTACTGAAAAAGCTATATAAGCCTTATGAACAGTTAGTTTCAGATGGTGCCATGTCATTAGATGACGCTATCGAAGCAATGAATGATGATTTAGAAGCTGAAATAGAGAAAAGACTAGAAGAGAAAACTAATTTAGAAGAGCAACTGCCTGATCCAATCACACTTGAAGATACTGTTGAATATGTACAACATGAGGGCAAAGCAGTACCTGTAGGGATTGGGGCAAGAAAAATGACTGAACTCTTAGAACTTGAACTCCAATTAGAAACAAAAATAGCTGAACATAAGAGTAATGTTGAAAAGATTAATCAAAGTGACATACCTGGGCCGAAAAAACAGGAAGCTATTAAAATAGAAGAACAGAAACATGCTACATACCTAGAAGGAGCAATTAAAAAACAGGATAAATTGCTTAATGAGTTGCAAGCTCCTCTTAACCCAACAATGCTCAAAGTCTATGAAAAACAATTAATAGACGTTAATGATAGAAGAACTAAGGTACTTGAAAATGAATCATATAAAGCAAGTCCTAAGTCTCCGACTATGCCAGGATCCGCAAATCCAAAAGGATTTAGGGCTGATGGAACAGGTAGAGATGTAGACAAAATTTCAGATGAAGAAGTTGATGCTCAAATTACATTAATTAAAAAGATGAGCGAAGAAGAAGATCCAGATATTACGAATTTTGATCCAAGTGGAAAGTTTAAACCAGGAGACGTAGTTCATTTAAATACAACTGATGAAGAATTACTTAAAAAAGGTGAACAAGGATTTGTTATTGAAACAATCCTAGGCAAACAAGAAAGAGATGGGAAGGTTCATGTAAAACTTGCAGGAGTAACTGAAACTGTCCCAATTGATTCATTAATATTTGGAAATAAACCACGAACTGATACAACTCCTTCTACAAAATTAGATCATGTAGAGGCATTAATTGATAAAGATTTAACTGATGCACAGATTACAAAAGTACGAGAACAACTCTCAAAAGAAATAAAAGAACTAGAAGAAAAAATAGGAACTGGTAAGAGAGTTCTAGGGTCATTAGAAGATAGGCTTGATGAAATAGAAAAGTTAACTCCAGAAGAATTAGAAAAGAAATTAGCAGAAGCCAAGTCCCCAGATGACATAAAATTCTGGACAGCTAAACTTAATCAAAAAAGAATTCAAAAAGAAAGAGGTGAAAAACAAGACGCTATTGATAAAGATATGGCAACGGTACATGAGGAAATTCTTGAAGGGGAGAGCAAGAAATTTAAAGGATTACATGCTTACTACACAGACATTGTAACAGCCCTTACTGAATTAACAGATCATGTAAAACTCACAAGACGACTTGAATCTCTTGTTTCAGATATGCGTACTCATGCTACTAATATAAACAATAAATTAAATGCATTTGATAATGCCTATGAAATATTTACTAGTACTGGTAAAGCCGTAGCTGTTGTGGGTACTAAAGCTGAAAATAGTAGAGATATGACCTATGAAGTAGTAACAGATATGACCGAGACTCAAATTGATGAAGCACATAAAAAGAAATTATATAATGGAAAATTTGCGTATGTTACAAAAATAGATAAAAACTCAGGTAGATTAATTGATACGCTTGCTGGGGAAGTAAATTATGGTAATTGGATTATGGGGGTAGTTGAAGGACATAGAAATACTTCTATGGCTAAAAATGAATTCAATAAAGCCCGAAATCTTGCTGAACACGAAGAAGTTTTAAGAAGATTAAAAAAAGCTAAAGATTCTCTTAAAGCACCTGAAATAGATGAAGCAACAATAGAGGGAATATCAGTTGAAGACATTCCTACAACTCCGACTGCTATTCTTAAAGAAAACCTAGAAGCTATTTTACAAAGAGGGTTGGAACTTAAAAAGAAAATAGACGAGGGTACAATAACTCCAGAGGAAAAAAATGAACACGAATCTCTCCAACAAAGCTATATTGCTCTCAATAAAGAAATTCAAGGACGAGAAAAGATTGAAGGAGCAGAACCAGGAGAACAACTTGACCTTTTTCCAGAAGGTGAAGTCCCTGAAAGATCTGATGAACCACCTGGCCCAACTACTACACCTTTTGATGAGACTACTCCACCTCCTAGACCGGGTGAAAAAGGAGAGCAACTCTCGTTATTCGACAGATCTGCCGAAGATACAACAGAAAAAGGAACACAATTAAATCTGTTTCCTAATTTTATTGAAGGCAGCAAACGAATATACAAAAGAGCTATTACAGGAGGTGTACTTAAAGTATTAGGCGGTAAATTAACGGCTACTAATTTAGAACGGCAGTTAAAAGTACTTGGTGCGTATTTTACAGACTTAGTTCAAATCGGATCCACACGACCTACATTAAAAGATGCTGTTAATACTCTGATGGATGAAGATTTTGATACTCAGGAATCGTTAGTTAATGCCTTAATGAATTTAGGTGTAACACAAGCATCGGCTGAAACATTATCTAAAAACTTTACGCATTTTAAAAATAGATATGATCAAGTTAGTTCTATAGATTTATCAAGAAAAGAGGTTGTAATACGGACGGTTAATAATGTTACAGACGTAGATAAAGATGGGAATCCTATTCTATGGAAAGTAGAAGAATTAAGTAGAGACATAAATGATGCATATGATAAAGATGGTCAATACACTAGAGTAAGTAGAGAGATTAAAGATGCATCTGGTAATATTCAGACCACGACTAAGGTATTGCCTACATCTGAACTATTAAATGTTAGAAATCATGCTTTAAGAGCCCCGTTAACTTTACTTCTTCAAGAAGATCCTACTGGTAATAACAATCAAGGTGTACTACCTAATCAGATAGTATTTACCATGATGTTAACAGCTATGTCTTTTAGACAACGTACCCCTAACAATAATAGATTTAAGGATAACGACTTTGCAAAAGAAGCTTTTCTATATAGTGGTAAGAACCAAACACTTAATAGAAATGAAGATGAGGAACTTAATGACGTTGGTTTTGGGTACCATGATGCAGCTATGGATATGGGAAACCATGCTATTAGTATTTTAGATCTAAGAGCTAAAAAAATCCCTAAAGACAGTCCTATAGACCAAGTAGGAGCGGATCTATATTTTGAACTCCTAGCTCCTGCACTTGGAATGATGGCCTTAGAAATTGCTCAAGGCACTGATAAAGGTGCTTATTTTTCTGTAGAGAAAAAATATTGGAATTTTGATGATTACAATGAAAATAGGGCTTTTAACAATGCACCTACGCATGAAAAAGTCTCTGATAATGAAGAGATTAGAAAAAAATATCCAGAAGGTAAACCTATACCATTAGAACAACAACAGCATTACTTACATATTAAAGTAGATGAAAATCAAAAATGGAACCAAAGTACTTTTGATGCCTTAGAAGAAATGAAAAGTATCTCTAAGGCTAATATGATTAATAGTCCTGGCCCTTTTCAAACTCCTCCTCCAATAAACCCATCTACAGGTACTTTTACAGAAGCTCCTAAAGGTGGGGAAGTTTATGAAACACTTAAAAGACTTCAAAATGTTGTATGGAGTAAATTAGAGTCCATGGATCTTGTGGCTGATTTACGAGACACAGATGTCTTGAAAGAGCTAATGGATGTTGAGGAGTTATACGAAACTACTGAGGATGGTGAAAAAATACAATTATTCCATGACGTTGAAATAGCCAGTAAAACATCTAGAAATAATGGAATGCTAGATACTTTGCAGGAACTATTACAGGCATATGATCGTGGGGAATTAACAGCATTTCATTTAGCTTGGAAATTACAAAGCCACCATAGGTATATGCAGGTAGGTAAGATTAATCCTCAAAATAGTAAACTTACTAGAGGCTTAGTAGGTGCTTGGGGACTTAATAAAATTTCCGTAGATAATGAACAACAGTTTACTAATTTTAAATTAGCAATTAATGAAGCTTTTGCTGTAGAGAAAAAAGATTTAGTTGAATCAGAAGAAGCCTTTCAGAATATTATTAATCACTCAAATGTTCTAGCAGCTGTAGAAGCTATGCAACGTCTTAATGCCGCTAAAGGAATTCTTAGAACTAAACCTAAAGATGCCAAGGCTAAGAAGGATAAAGACAGAGCTTCTCAAGATCTATCCTCAGCTTTATCAGCAATTAAAAAAGATAATACATTTAAAGAAGCTGATATTACTCTCCTAAATGGTATTACTGCATTATCTAAATACATGACAGTAGAAGCTATTCAGAAAACTAAAGCAGGTTATCCAAGTAGAAATAAAAGATATACTAAGAATTTTAGACGAATTGAAGACAAATCAAAATCTACTTTTGAAACTGATCTTTATACTGAAAGGGACGGTACTTCTAATGGTTGGGCTATAAATGTACTCCAGTTTCCTATGTGGGACAAAGAAGAACGTATACGTAAGAATAGTCAAGTAGGCCATAATCTTAAAGATAAGTCCTTTGATCCAAAAGAACCTGGTGTTTATGAAGATCTAGTTAAATTTATGCAGAATAATGACTCTGCTGATGTTGCTTGGGAATGGTACAAAGATAAGTATAAGAAAAAAGTATTTTCAAGAGTGTCAAAAGACCTAGTTGATAAAAAAAGATATACTCTGACAAAAGAGGGAGAAGCTAATTTTAAAGAGGACTATAACAAGATTAATGCCGCTCTTATAATTATCTATCCAGAGTTTAGAGATCAGGAATCTATGAGGGAGGTTGTTAAGTATCCTTTTATTATGAAGATGTATGGTGGAGGAATAGCTAATATAGCTAATGAGGTAAGTAATGAAGTAAATAAAGCTATGTACTCACGAATTAGTACTATTCAAAAAGAATACAAAGAGATTTTTAATAATGAAGAAGAGGAACTCCTACGTTCAGATATACCTGCATTCCTTACTAAAGTTACTAATAGAAAAGGAGTACCAGACGCTAAACAATATGCTAAAGAAGATCTTACAAATAGAATTTATACATTAAGAATTTTTAATTCTAATACTATTCCAGGATTAACTGCATCTCAGCATTTTGGAAATCCTTGGGCGTCTAGAGATATCCCAGGTACTATCAAAACACCAGATATAAAAACTGCTGTTAATAATTATAAAGCATGGTTAGAGGGTACAGCCCATCAAGATGTAGAACCTAACCGTAGAAAATGGATTCGTAAACAAATTGGTGATGGTAATTTAGATGATAAAGAATTAGTTTACTACACGACATTGTCGGAACCTAGCCATGCAGATGTACTAAGAGATTTGGTAGAAGAAACCTCAAAAACAGCGCTTCCTGTAGACACCCATAAATACAAAAGATATGGATTTTTTGAAAATAGAAAAAATTATGAAAAGCAAATTATTACACCTTTTATGGATGCTTTAGAAACACTAAATGCATTTAATCAAACAGATCGAGGAGCTCTTGGTCGAATGTTAATAGAAGGTACTAAAAAAGATTTAGGTATAACTCCTCCTGCTTTTAAAGTAAAGCTTAATGACATACAGGTACGTGCAGAATTAAATACTCGTGTTGCTCCTAGATTTGAAGCTAGTTTAGATGAGTTACTTGGGGATACTGTAGAACCTCGACAATCAATAGTCGAAATGGGAGACGTACTACACCAAGTATTTATGGTTCATTTTGAAGAGGCTATTAAGAATAAATTAGATGAAATTAATTTAGATGCCCCTGTTATGGAAGATGTACCTGTTGAAGTTACACAAGGCGCCTATACGTTTAACGTTATAAAGACTAAAGATGGCTTTAGCATTACTAATAAGAAAACAGGCAAACCTGCTCCTAAAAACATGGCAGCGAAGACTCGCAAAGCTATTGAGGATAAGGCTACTGAGCAACTTAGGGCTGTTAGGCCTGGTTTAACTAAACAAGAAGTTATTGATCTGGTTAAGGATAAACAAGGCTTAATGAAATTCTACCCTCAAGTAGCTGGTGCTTTAGCTACAAGGCTCCAAGATGGAACAATTGAAGGTGGTATTGATTTAAGTTCTACTAAATTTACAACTAACAAAGGTGATATAGAAGAGAACCAAGCTGAAATTAACTTTTATGATCGTGAAAGACAAAAAGATACATCCAGATCTACACCTAAACGATCATTGGTATTCGATGCAGCTGGATTAGCTGTGCTAATTCGTCAGGTTATCAACCAAGACGCATCAGCTATGACTAGGCTACTTTTGAAAAAAGCAGAAATAAATGCTCTTCATGATGGATTTAATGCCAGTAGTAATTGGGCAAATTACTTAACAAGAACCTATAACAAAATACACTGGGAACTCAATACAACCCATAGCATTATGGAAGCAATGCATAATCAAATGCTAGGGGTTCTGCGTAATACAGATCGTAAAGATATAGTAGATGCTATAGAACTAACTGAGAAAGAACAAAAACGAATAGCTAGAGAAGAAAAATTAACTGCTAAAGCTATTCAATTAATGGAAGAGTTTAGACAAGATATAGATAATCGAACTAAAGCTGCAAAATTAAATGATTTTATAAAGGAACATAAACTTGACGCTGACAGATTGAGAATGGGATTTAAGAATGCCAAGGTAGGTAAAACACTTACTAGATTAGATAAAGTAAAAATGCGTGTATGGGAAGCTAATCCAGAATACCTTGAGTGGAATGACAAATCTAGTCTTAGTGTTATATCTGAAAGAGCTAAAGCAATTACACAAAAAGTACGTGAGCAAAGACAAAAGCTACTAGAAGATGGCTACACTAATATAGACCATATGTATAATTTATCTAATGAAGAATTATCTGAAACTGACACACTAAATGAGTTTGAACAAAACTATAATAAGAATACAGAAACATTTAGCTTTACATCTTTTGAAGCAATGGGAAAATCTATGGGTTATAACCCAAAGATATCTAGAGATAGTGGTAATTTTAATAAACACTATAGAGAGCAAACTAATTTATTTCCTGCTTATAATAAAGATTTAGATATAAAACTTACAAAATTAGGTAAAAAATTGGGTCTTCATTCTTTAGACGCTTTTCCTAAAGGTGAAATAACTTCTACTGAAGAACTAGGGGCTATTACTAGTGATAATGTTAGATCACTATTTAATAAATTTAAAGCTCTTTCAGGTAAGTACTACGATAGTCAAGATGAAATGGATTCACATACATCTACGTTAAATGAAGTAT